TTCGACTCTCGACGACGAAGATCCTCGGTGGTTCGCGGCGTGAACGCACTCCCACCGCTTCCACGAGACGACGATCTCACCGGAGAAGATGAGCGCACGGGCGAGGCGGAACGAGGCGACGCACTCGGCTTCACATATATGTCACGCGGAGAAGCGCTCTTCGGCGATCTGCTCGGTGAGTGAGATTTCTTTTTCCATTCGATCATTCGAGAAGACATTTATTATATCGTAATATTTAATTTATCGTTTGATCTCCCCAATATCCTCGATATGCCTTGATCGGGCGATCTAATAGAGTGTTACCCTGTTTGAATAAATCGGCCCACAAAGTGCAACGGTCACCGGTCTTGGACGTGTCTAGATCTTGAAAACCTGACTTTAATAATTGCCGACGAGCCTCTACGAAGTCGAGAAACCAAGTAGCTTCGTCGGTTTCGTTCTTGTTCTTCATCTTGTTCAAGATCGGAGCGAACGACTCTAGGTTCGCCCCGTGATTAAGACTCGTATCGACCATAAATCCTCGAGTCAGCGGAGACGTCAACTTCGCCCCCGGCCGATTTATGAACTTGTCACTGAAATTTCGAGCGAAGTTCCAGTACAAATTTATATACACTCTCCATACGGCCGCTTGCCATTCTTTGTCGTTGCCGATCGAGTGAATGTCCTCGGCGAGATGCTCGAGGCCCGATCGATCTTCTCCTTTCGCCTTTTTGAGCGCGGGAACGTATTTGACGAGTTTATGCTTTGAGTTAATCTTCTGGAGCTCCTGAACGATCATCAGCAGACCGCCCGTCCCGGAGCACGCGCCGAACAATGTCGCCGTCAGACCCCGCCCGTCGCCCAGCCATTCCGCGTAATTATATTGTTTCCACCATTCAGTAGACGAATTCTCGGGAAGCGAAATGAGACTCAATATCGTGTCTGCCTGCTCCGTGCCGAATCCGAGGAGATTCAGCTGCGGAACCACGTCGACTGGAACGTGAGTCAACGTGGGAGACACTGCAGGAGTAGGAGAAGGGGTCGGGGGAACCACAGGCGGCACGTACACCGCATTCTTCTCCAATTCTTTCGCGAGGGCATCCTTGAACTGCCCGCGGCGATTGGGACCGAGACCCGCGTATCGTCTACCTATCGCGTCAAGTTGTTGCTCGGCTATGGCAAGCATCGTGTTCACGTACTCTCGAATGAGTTGCTGCTTGTTCGAATCGTCGATCTGCTGCATTTTCGTATCTCATCATTTTTATTCATTCTTTTTTACGCTCTGCTTCCAATGATCGCATCCTCGATTCGAGTTCGTTCATCTTGAGCACCATCGATTTCAGAGCGGACGTCACCGCGTCCGCAACTTTGTTTGCGAGAAGGATTCTGAAGTTAGACGATTCGACGTTCCCGGAGTTCATATAAAACGTCGATATAATTTTATATCGACATTTTGCATAACGAAAAAATATCACATTTCATATGTATGGGTATGCGTGTGATTTCTTTTTTCTCAGATGTTTCATATAGGCTACTCTCTTGGCCTTATCCTCACCGAACAAGATCTCGTGATCGTTTCCGTGCGGCTTGAGTTTTATTTTGTTTATCTGCTCCTGCGTGAACCATATCGGCCCAAAAAACATTTTGAACTGCCACGAGTACTCGCCCCCCGGAATCTTGATCGAGTCGTTGAGAGGATTGCCGAGCTGTTGGGTGATCGACCATCTGTTCACGTCTTCGAACTCTTTGTAGTGCACCTTCGGAGGATACGTCACGGCGCCCCTCGGCCAGTCCACGAGCGCAATTCCCATGGCGGTGTCGGGGTCTCTCGCGATGACGAACCCGCAATTCGAATATCTCCTCGGTTTCATCACGTCCCATCCGTCTTTCTGACGTATCAGCTGGATAAGAACGTCGTTGAAAAACGTCGCGGACAATACTTCGACGACTCCCCACGTGAACGTCCCGGGAACGTTGAGTCGAACTTTGTAATCGACGATCCCGGGTGCCACGTTTCGTATCCTCTTCGTGTGAACTATGTCGGACACGAAGTCGCTGTTGTAGTTCATGAGCTTGTGTTTTCGCTCGCTCGGCGTACTTTCGCTCATCATCTTGGTCGTGACGAGAAGCGTCCTGTCGTCCGCGGCGACGTCCGAAATTTCGTTGTCGATGAGCACGTCTTCGCATCCACGTTCTGTGAGTTTCTTCTGGCACGCTTTCTGGCCCCTATGAAGATCGAATACCGCCGACGTGGACATCCCACCGAGCGGCGATAAAGACGGAACCGCGAACATCGTCCCGTTATATTCTATCTTGCTCACCGACCCGTTTATATATTCGGCGAGATCAAACGACGCATATCCGTTTTCGGCGAGAGAATTGAACGTCAGAACGTTCGCGACATAAATCACGTTGCCGCATTTCATATATTTTCTCGGAAATGCCTCGTTCTTATCTATGGTCTGCAACGGACGATTCAACTTCGGTCCCGGATCTGATATGATCTTCACGATGTCGAAATCGTCTCCGTTCTTTACATTCAAAATATCGGTCATTTATATATGTTTACATATTAAAATGTGGATTCTTGTTATTTTATTTATATTGGCACTTGGTATGATGACGACCAAGAACAACGGGACTCCAGTGTCCGCGGTGGCAGTGCTAGACAACGGTCCCGTAAAAGGAATCGTGCGATTCGTCGAAGAAGGTTCGAAAGTGAAAATAACCGTCGACCTGAAAGGGCTCAACCCCAATAAAAAACAAGGGTTTCACGTGCATCAGTTTGGCGATCTGACCGAGGGATGCACGTCCGCTTGCGCTCATTTTAATCCGTTCGGGAAACCTCATGGCGGTCCGAACTCGAAAGATAGACATGTTGGCGATCTCGGAAACGTCGTGGCGGACAAGAACGGCAAAGCAAAATACAGCTTTTATGATTCTATGATAAAACTTCGCGGAAAATGCAACGTCATCGGACGCATGATCGTGATTCACGCCGACGAAGACGATTTGGGGCTCGGAGGAAACGCCGAGAGTCTTAAAACAGGGAACGCCGGAAAAAGATTGTCGTGCGCTGTTATCGGGTACGCGAAAAATAGTTTGTGCTAATTTTTTTATTCTTATATATAAATGTGCAGCGGTATCAGAATAGTCACGAAGGACGGCAAAGTGTTCGTGTGCCGGACCATGGAATTCGGACAAAACATTTTGAAATTCAAGAAATTTGTGAACAACAAGATCAAAGGCATATCGACTCCGGACAATAAGCTGTTGGACGGCTTTAACAAATTCGGACTGCACATCATGTGCTTTTATTTCCCCGACTACGCAACGTATGCGGCCTCGCCGGACGTGTCGAAACTGAACGTCAAGCCGACGGATCTGGCGATGCTGCTTCTCGAGCGATGCAACACCATCGACGAAGTCGAGTTCCTCGCGCCGAACCTGAATATCGTAAACGAGAAGTATCCACCGTTCCCAATGACTCCGCCGATGCACTGGATGGTGACCGACGTCTCCGGACGTTCTATCGTCCTCGAGCCCGAGAACGGGTCCTTGAACGTATATCAGAACGATCTGGGGATATTTGCAAACTCTCCGACATTTCCGGAGCATCTCGAAGAGGCAGAGAAAGCACTCAAGAACGTCAGCAAGTATTCGGATCCGAAAGCGGATTCGCAAGGAACCGGAAGCGTTGGTCTTCCCGGCGGGTTCGACTCTGTTTCTCGGTTCGTGCGCCTCGCGTTTTACGCAGACTCGATCGTTCAACCCAAGGACGCCACTGACGGATTAAACACGTGTATACACGTTCTGAACAATTTTGATCTCGTAAAAGGCACGGTTGTTTCTATAGATCCTCAGACTAAAAAACCAAATTACGAGACGACAATATATACTTCATATTATTGCTTATCCGACAGATCTGCGTTTTTCAAAGATTACATGAATCAACAAATCCGCATTCTTTAATTGTCCACGACGAGAGAAGCATACAATTCGGGACGACGATCACGGAACAGCCCCCATGACGCCCTGAAGCGTTCGTTTTCTACAGTGTCAAATGTATACTGGGTATGTCCCTTCATTTCGACGGGCTCTGGATCGACGCCTCCATTGAGTTGAAGATCCCCGCCCACCTGCGCCACGATGCTTCCTTTGTTGTCGGTGATGAAGGACCCGCCGAAAAAGTCAATCTTCGTGCGACCGAATCGCTCGCGTCCAATTCTGTTCGCGACGGCAATAGGAACTCCGTTCGCGGCGGAGTGTCCTTGGATCGTGCGAGCCCAATGGAGGTACGATTCGCCGTTCGGATAATCAGGTTCGCTGCCGATCGCCGTCGGCATGACAACGAGGTCCACACCCTGAAGCGCGAGGGCGCGAACGGCTTCGACAAACCATTGATCCCAACAAATAAGGATACCGATCTTGCCGAAATAAGTATCGAACACCTGGTAGTAGTTCGACGACGGTGTGAAGTAGTATTTTTCGTGATAGCATGCGGATACCGGAATGTGGGTTTTCCTGTATACGCCTGCAACGCTTCCATCGGCATCCACAACGGCCGCCGAGTTGTAATACAGCGATCCTTCTTTCTCAAAAAAGGGCACGACGATCACGATATCGAGCTCGCGGGCAATGTGCGCAAACTTTTCTACGACGTACGATTCGTCGAACTCTTCAGCGAGATCGAAATACTTGCTATTCATTTCCTGACAAAAATATCGGTGTTCGAACAGTTCGGGAAGAACGATCACGTTCGCACCAGACGCCGCAGCGTTCCGCACCATGCGTTCGGCGGTCAAAATATTTTCTTCAGGGTATCGAGACATCGAGAACTGGATCACGGACACGGTCACCTTCATTTTTATTACATTTTGATTATGGTGAAGTTTTATATCAGATGTGTCAATATACGCAGTTTATTTTCTTCGCATATCGTAAATGCTCGAGACGTTCCTTTCCACGTTGAGAGCATACTTTACACAACAGTTTCAGCCGAAAGTAGTCTTGAGTCCCGAAGTGAAGCGCGAAGTGGAAAATATGAAACACGTCATAACAACTCCAAATAGGGATTAAGCAATCATTTCAAGTCAAATAAAAGTTTCTTACAATATATGAAATGTCATTTGCCCCCAAAACAGCGTCATTTGATCCCGGTGACAATACGCACATATAATGTTGCTTTTGGTGAGCAGTAACACAAAACGACAATGACGTCCTCTATTTTCATGCTCCTGGCATTCGCCACGATCCCCGCACTGGCTGCTTCCGTTCCGGTCTGTCCATTCAACAACGGGCAGCCCTTCGGCGAAGACCAGAAGCCGTTCTTCTGGCAGTGCGAGCCAGGGGATGTCACCGCCACAAAGATCCCATGTGCCCCAGGGACGCTGTGGAATCCTATCGTGAACGTGTGCGACTGGCCAAAGAAGCACGCTCGCGGTCACAAGAATATGCATATCCGGGTCTATAATCTGTGCAACGAGACGATCATCGCTCTTACCTCCGGCTCCGACAAGTTTCTGGACTGCCATCCCACCGAGCAGGCTACCATCAAGCCTGGTAAGAGCGCGCTCGTGAAGCTGCGCAAGAGCAAGAACTACTATCTTTCGACCGATGACCTCGAGGGCTCCTCCTACATCGAGTTTTCTACGATCCCGGTGTTCAAAGGGAACACCAAGCTCGTGAGCACCTCTCTGGGCTACATGACTCCCAATGTTCCCGAGTGGTGCGAGGATCCGGCTATGTGGACATACGCACCCGTGGTGCCGGGTGGCGTCTACTCGCTCTGCAAGCCACGTAAGATTTGAATGCTTGAATACTCGAATGCTTGATTACTCGAATGCTCGAATGCTTGAATACTTGAAAATGTAAAGAACGGTTGGATTCTATCCAAGAAATAAAAGTCAGAAACGGGACGACAAAGTAGCAAATATCAAAACGTTGATATAAAATTATATTGACGTTTTAGGTATATTATAACCTCTCCCTATCCAGTGTGTCACAATGATGCGTTCCATGATGATTTCGTACATGCCAGATGTTTCCGTGGAAACGCAGAAGATCATCGAAGGTATCAAATCGACCACAACGTCACACCCGAGTTCGACACCCGAGCCAGTCACAGGATGCGTGGTCATGAACGACGACCAATGGCACACGTACAAGAAATACATCGCCAGACTCGCCAAGGAACGAAAAACATCGAAGAAAACGTCCGTTTCTTCGAGAAAAGTTCGAAACATGAGAGATGCCTCGTTCGTTCCCATAGACGGGTCTGGAAGAATCATCAGAATATGCGATTCGACATTCGATATTTCAAAATTTGCCACAATAGAAGAAATATCTGCGGATCCCGTCTACAAGTCAAACGTGGAGAAGTGCTTGCGCAACGGATTAAATTCGTTTGACGGTTATTTCTGGACAAGACAAAATTTATAATTTATTCCACGTGCGACCATACGCAGATCTGCGAGAACCAGAAAGCGCCAGTGAAATATTACCTGGTCCTGCCTTGGGCCATCCATTCTCCTTGAGATACTTTACGGCGTCATCCTGGCTCTCGTGATTCTTTTCGAACACGCCGTCGATGTACGACGCACATTTTTGATATCCCGTCTTCGTGTCGTTATACTTACCGTTTTTGTGCGCGTCTTTCGTGTTCATCGAAGACGTGCCGATCCGGAGCTTCTCGGGCCGGAAATCCATGCGTTCATCGTTCTCATGGAGAATCATCTCGCCTGGTTTCATCGCCGCGTATAGTTCCGGGAACCACGTCTTGAACACGACGATGTGACACTTTGTATTTTTGCCGTTGATTCCAACTTCGGGATAACCATCGGCAGTCAGATAAAGACGATCACCGCTCAACACGTTATCAGCATGTTTGGTGATGTATTTCATCCGGTTCATATTAGACGCTTCCCAGCGGCCTCGAGAGTTCTCCGACCCTACCACGGGCTTCCAGATTTCTCCTTCGAGATCGGGATACTCTTTGACGTGAAACCCGTGCTTCTTTTCTTGAGCACATCGTGTGATATATTCAGGAGTATATGACTCTCCGTTTCTTTTCTTGAACACCTCGGTCCATTCCTTGGCGGTCATCTCCTTGCTCAAAACATCATTGACGATTATGAGTGCGGATTTGAGCGTTTCCGGCCGATCCTGATTCAAATTTTGTCCAGGTTTGTCGAGCCAACGGATGTTGTCAAGTCGATCGTCGTCGCGATTTCTGTGTATATGGTCCGCGGTGTACGATGGGTCCGGAGGAGATCCGAGGAACGTCGACGCGACTATCCTGGCGACTCGCAACTGTTGTCGTTTCTTATCGTGCGTGATGGTCACGTTCGCGTATCCAGATTTATCCCACCAGATGCTCGGGCTTTCCTGACCGCCACGTGGTGTTGCGTATCGAACGACTCCGAGCGTGTCGATGGTGTACTTTTTTGATATCAGCGAAGTATTACCGTTATGGAAAAAATACTTGATAGGCAGTATTTTGTATTCGTCGTCGATCATTCTCTTCTACGATACACGATAGATATTATAAATCACGATTTGACGATATGATTCATATTGATGCGGAGAAACATCCAAATTTGACGGGTATTTTTGGACAAGATACGTCGTCGTGTAAAAAACAGCATAAAAATACATTTGTATTGTGTAAAAATGGTAATCAAAGGTGCAATTTTCGACCTGGACGGCGTCTTATTTTCTGGAAAGGACCTCCATTTTGAAGCATTAAATGAGGTCCTACTGAGTATCGATGAAAGCCTTGTCATCTCCAGACAAGATCACGAGCAGCGTTTCAACGGAATTCCCACCGCCGCCAAGTTGAGAATGCTGTCGTTGGAGCGAGAGCTAGACGAGTCTCTCCACGCCGTCATAAACAAGAAAAAGCAAGAACGTTTCCTGTCGAAGCTAGGATACCTCGAAGAAGTACCCGCGATAACCGAAACCCTGACGTACTTGAAAAATAAAAATATCCTCATTGGCGTCGCGTCGAACAGCGTCAGAGCGACGGTCGACACCGTCCTCGGAAAAATGAAGCTGGACCATCTCGTCGATGTCACGCTTTCCAACGAAGACGTAAAATATCCGAAACCATCTCCGGACATTTACGTCACGTGTATGAAAAAGCTCGGCGTGCGACCGGAGGAGACCATCATCGTCGAGGATTCGTACGTCGGTAAGACGGCCGCGAAAGCGTCGGGAGCCCACGTGATGCCCGTAGCCGATCCATCGTGCGTCACGAAGAAACGCATGAAAAGTTTCCTCGAGTTCGTGAAACGCGGCGTGTCCGTGAACGTCGTAATTCCCATGGCAGGTCACGGAAGCCGTTTTTCCGTGGCGGGATACGATAAACCCAAACCCTTCATCGACGTCCTCGGCAAGCCGATGATCCAACACGTCGTGGAAAACATCAACATCGACGCACGATACACGTTCATCGTCCAGGAAAAACACATGAAGAGGTTTTCGTCCGCACAAGATACACTTCAAAAATTGACCACAAATTCATGCAACATAATCCCTATAGACGGAGTCACCGACGGGGCTGCTCGGACCGTGCTCCTTGCCGATAAGTACGTGAACAACGACATGCCACTCATAGTCGCCAACAGCGATCAAGTCGTCGAAGATTTTGATATTTACGATTTCATAAACAAGGGGTTGGATTCAGACGGGCATATTCTATGCTTCGAAGACCCGACGAGGAATCCAAAATGGTCATATGCCGCTGTAGAAAACGGGTTCGTCACGGAAGTCGCCGAGAAGAAACCGATCAGCGATTTTGCGACGGTAGGAATTTATTTTTTCAAAAAGGGATCCGATTTTGTCGAGTACGCAAATCAGATGATAGACAAGGATATTCGCACGAACGGAGAATATTATCTCTGCCCTGTTTACAATATTTTTATCAAAGACAACAAGAAGATCACAATTCAACTGACCGAGAACATGCACGGTCTCGGAACACCATCGGATCTCGAAGCGTACATCAAAGTCAAGAACAGTATTTGACATAATCGGAGCATATCGCAAAGATGCTGACTTGTTTTTTGATATATTCTTCCGGATTTCGAACGCGCTCCGGCATCACGCACACGCCTCCTTTAGGGACCCAAGCGCCCGGATATGACCACACGTATCCTTTGGAAGTGAGGGTGTACTCGTCGGTGTCATGGTAGAACACATGATAGTCGTGCTCGAGCAACCACTCGAGGGCATCTTTGTTCTTCGCGTGGCACCACAACCGATTTCGTCGCTGTTTCAAAAACGTTTCATCTATCTCGTACTGAGGACAATCGTGTCCGAGATACAACACGTCGTCCGCACGCCATACGTCGACTTCTGCGTCAACACCGGCTCGAAGCGCGAAATCGACATGACTCGGCTTGTTTTCATTTGGAGACGGTCCGTACAGGTTACCACGGTGCGCTATGAACTTCATTTATCACTGCTCAATGTCTTTTTATGCTATATTTTCCGATGGATTTCACTTCGTAGGGACGTATGGTGTGCCAATACACGTCTTCGGCCATAGTGAACGTCTCCGTCACGTTTTCTCTGTACACTTTTATCCGGTCGAAAAAGAAACGTTCCATGTGTTCTCGAGGAACTATCGCGACGTGGTCGTTCCTGAACGAACCGTCGTAATCTCCCAGTGTGACCAGCGATTCGTTGTATTTGTCTATCCGAAGACAGTCTTCTGCGAACATCAAGTCAGGTCTCACGTACACGATGTACTCGAACTTTTTTCCGAGAGCATCTTCTTTTTGAAGTATATATTTTCCACATCGATCGAATGTATAATGACAACGCACTGCTCTCTCGAGATGTTCGTCGACACCGAAAAAACCAGAATACAGATGCCTGGTTTTTACCTGCGACCACGCATCGTGCTCCGAAATTTCCTCGTGATCCAATATCTTGTGCTCGATCTGAAGATCCGAATATTTTTCCGAAAACAAGCGTATTTTATCGACGAGTTCATCCTTCTCAATATTCGCGTATACTTTGTCCGCTAATTTCAGATATAGATATACGTATATAGTACTCTTGTCGAACATCTTCGATATGACATGTTCGTATATGGAATCGAAACAGTCCACAAACGTTCTGCAACAACCGCATATCACGAACAATATATTCTGGTTCCCTTCTTCCATCACGTATACTATATACACACACTTAATTTTAGCATCGTTTGATAAAATAACGTCCCATCGACTGCACTTCGTACGGTTGTATCGTTTCCCAATACACCGCTTCCGCCATCGTGAACTTCTTCGTCGTATTTTCCCTGTACACTTTTATCCGGTCAAAAAAGAAGTCGTGCATCTTGTGTCTGGGAATGATCGCGATATGATCATTCGTGAACCAGATTTCGCTCTCTCCGAGCGTCACCAGAGATTTGCTATACTGTTCTATCCGATAACAATCCTCCAAGAAAAAGAGATCAGGTCTCACGTACACGATGTACTCGAATTCTTTGCCGAGAGACGCTTCCTTGTCGAGTATATAGTGACCGCATCTCTCGAAGTTATAATGGCAATGCATGGCTCGCAACAAATTCACGTCGCTCGAAAAGAACCCCGTATACAGGTCCCTGTCTTTCAGCTGCAACCACAAGTCCTCATTCGAAATTTCGTCTCTTTCTAAAATATAACATTCTATGCGAAAATGCGGATACTTTTCCTGAGACGCGGCTATCTTCGTTAAAAGCGATTCAAGTTGGACATTGCCGTACACGAACTTGTCGCACTCCGCATCTTTGGGTCCAGGATCGGTCAACTTCAAGTACAAAAACATGTAAATATTCTCATGGTCGAACATCTTCGTCACGACGTGCTCGCATATGCTATCAAAACAATCAACAAACGTTCTGCATCCACCGCACAACACGAACAAAACGTTCTTATCCATTCACGAATAAAAACAGAAAATTTTATTCTATTTTACGTCGTCAAATTATCTAAAAAAAATGTTTATTTACATAAAGAATGTCATCATCCGGAGGTGGGTTGATACAGCTCGTAGCGTACGGGGCGCAAGACGTGTATCTCACGGGCGACCCTCAGACGACCCTGTGGAAACAAAAATTCAGTAGAAAATCAAATTATGCCCTCGAATCCATCCAGCAAGTGCTCGCAGGAACAGTAGACTACGGGTCATCCGTGACGTCCACGTTATCACGTTCGGGAGATCTCATAACGGGACTCATGGCGGAAGTGACGATGATCCGCGGGCCGTCCGGCGCGGGAACGCCGGAGGTGTTTTATCCCGCAGAGGCTTTGTTCGAAAGCATAGAACTTCGCATAGGAGGCCAGCTCATCGACACTTTGTACCACAACTGGTTCCGTCTGTACGACGAACTGTTCTACAATGCCAAGCAGACGCAGGCGTACGCGGACATGATGAACTTCACGCAAGAAATCCAGGGGCAGGCAAGGACATTTTACTTCCCGATCCCGTTCTTCTTCTCGAGCATGGTCTCGGGACTCGCGCTTCCGTTGATCGCCCTGCAATATCACGAGATCGAACTCAAATTCAATTTCGCCAAAGCGTCTGACATTCAAGGCGTGGACACGTCGTCTCCTCCGGTCGTCAAACTGTACGCCGATTACGTGTTCCTCGACACCGACGAGAGAGTCTCCTTCGCTCAGAATCCCCACGAATACCTCATCACGCAACTCCAGTATCAGAAACAAGCGATCCGTTTCTCGAACGTCCAATCTCTGCGTTTCGGCGTTCCTCTCAATTTCAATCATCCCACCAAGATGCTCACGTGGGCGTTCACTTCACAAGGAATTCACGGACAGTTCACGGCACTACAGGGTGCGACGCAGGACAACACCGCCGCCCCTCTGGCTCGCGCAGATTTGCAACTGAACGGACGCGATCGTTTCACGATTCGCGCGGGTAAATACTTTACCAACGCCCAGCCGTGGTTGTGTCAGAAAGGAAACTACTATTCTTCCGGAGTCTACGCGTATCACTTTGGTCTGAACAACGTCGTATCCACGCAGCCGTCTCAGACTCTGAACTTCTCGCGGATCGATAACGCGACTTTGGTGCTGTATACCAAGATCAACAATGTGCCAGGACCGTTCCCTCCGTCAGTAACCAGTTATTCGACCACAGAGGATCAAACATACGAAATCACCTCGAACTTGACGACGGTCGAGGTGTACGCCCAGAACTACAACGTTTTACGCGTGATGTCGGGGATGGGAGGACTCGCGTATGCAAATTAAGAGTTTTTTGTTGGTACCGGTTTTTGTCGATATTATTTTATATCGACAAAATCTAAGAACAAGAAATCAAGGAAGAATTTTACACTGCCGCATTCCGTTTTGTCCGTCACTCCAGTGCAAGCCAGTGTCTATGGTCCCTGGAGGGCATTGCCACTTTCCATATAGAAATTCGCGTCTCGTGAACACGGTGTCATCGCCCGCCATGCATTGTCCATCCATCGTCTCTATCTGCGACTCATAGCACTTCAGTCGTCCTCCGATCATTTTTTTCTTTGTGCGTCTTGCAACGCATTGCATATTAGGGTCGATAGACGGATTCTCGACCATCGTCGCGGGACACACATTGTTTATCTTTGGTCCGAATTTCGAAGTTAAGCATTTTTCTCCGACGTCGGTCGTACCTTCGGGACACGCGACGACGTCGCCGTACTTGACGTATTTCGTATAAGTAGGCTCGTAACTGTTCGGGGCTATTACCGAACCGGGGGGTATCATCATCGGACTGATGTTATTCAACTTCGCGAACACACCGGGTTCGAAACCTTCCTTTTTGTTCATCGTGAACACGATCAACACGGAGACGAATATGAACGCGGCGATGAGGATTAACTGCGTATTCGTAAGAATCATTTATTAATACAAAACATTTTAAAATATTTCAGCTTTTGCCTCCGAGTTGCAGATACGCATTGTCCAACGTTTCGAAATGCTTGCACGCCGACGAGCAAAATCCGCTGATGTTGCTCACGGTACGTTCGAAGATATCAAACGACGATAGACATCCTCTCGCAAGATACTTCAAGCCACCTTGCGTATATTTTCCGGATTTCATCTGTGCATCGCTCGGTTTCACGGGCTTTATGCTTCTCACGGCAGACACGCGACGCGCGCCGATCGACGATTTGATGTGCTTAAATGCCAAACAATGGAGCAAAGCATCCGCCAGATCGTCTTTTTTCTTAGAATTCTGAAAGAACTCGGCGAATTTCGGGTCTTGCTCCGTAGACTTCAAGAATGACGACACGGTCTCGACGGACAATTTCTTGCGTTCTCCGTAATTCCAAGAATTGATTTCTCTCCGAGGCCACCATTCTGTCGAAGATGCGTGACTGAGTTTGTGCTTCGGGTCGATGATATACACGCTTCCTCCTTTGGCACTTATGATCATCTCGAGGTAGTGTTGAATTCGTATGGCCTGGGGGTTCTTACTCGGCTGCCTTTCGATCACAACGTCTGGCGAGTTCTGCAACCACTCGTCAAAAAATTTGATCTTCTCCAGAGCTTCGATAATTCCCCTGGGGTCTGGATGTATGGAAATGACGTTCCATTGCACTATGACATCTTTGTCGTCCATCATGCACATGCCCAAATTCTTTCGACCTGGATCTATTCCGATAGTATGCATTTTAATGTAATTTCATTTGATTTTTCAGTTTTCTGCATCGGAATCTTCGGCCAACATCGCATCGATCATCCGTTTTGTCTCGTCGTCGATAGTCTGAGGAGGCTCGTTCGTCAGTTTGTTTTTGAAATACTGCGAAAATATCATTATCGCTTCGTCGGCGGTCTTGACGTTTTTCTCCTTCAATACCGTCTTCACGGTAGTCTCGTCACGCTCGATATCGATCGAATAAAACGTCAAGATCGCAGGAAGTTTCATGGAC